CGCTAGCGGTCAAGGTCTCGGAGCTCGTCGGTCGCGAGGTATCGTTTCGATGACCACCCCAACACCCGATCAAATTCTCGCCGTGCTGCGCCACCTAGGCCAGCGCGGCGGGCGCGCGCGTACCGCGGCGAAAGCGGAGGCTGCGAGGCTGAACGGGCGCAAGGGCGGCAGGCCGAAGAAGATCAAACCGGATGCCTGACGCCGCCGACCTCCTTGCGGATCTGCGCCTGCCTCGGCCGGACCGCGCGCCAATCTACGACTGGGCGCGGCGGCACGTGCAGCTGCCGGAGAGCTACGCGACGCCGGGGCCGTTTAACGTGCGCCTGAGCCCGTGGCTCGTGCCGATCTTCGACGCCTTGCAAAACCCGCTCGTGCGCCGCGTCCACTTCCGCAAGGCGGTGCAGGTCGGCGGCACGCTCGTCGCGGATGTGTGGTTGCCGTGGATTATCGCCAACGACCCCGGCCCGATCTCGTGGACGATGCAGACCGACGAGATGGTCGAGAAGCACGCGAAGACGCGGCTCTGGCCGCTGCTCGAGCGGTGCCGCCCGGTGGCGCAGATGCTGCCGAAGCCCGGCCCGCATCGGACGACGACGGAGATCTACTTCGGCGGCTTCTTCCTCACGCTCAACGCGGCGAACCTTTCGACCCAGCAGTCGCAATCGATCCGATACAAGGTCAACGACGAGCTCTGGCTCCCGCGCTGGCAGGAGATCTACGGGCACGCCGTCGCGCGCGTCTCGAAGTTCGAGGAGGTCGGCAGGAGCAAGATCTACAACTCGTCGCAGGCTCCGGTGATGGACGCGGAGACCGGCAACGTGGAGGACACGAGCTTCCGCGGCGGCGATCAGTCCGAGTGGCTGGCCGAGTGCCCGGCCTGCCGGAAGCTGCACCCGGTCACCTTTAGCCAAGTCAACGACGCGAAGGAGCGGGGCGGCGTGGTCTGGAACAAGGACGCGAAGCGCGACGACGACACGTGGGACATTGCCCGAGTCGTGGAGACCGTGCGCTTCCGCTGCATTAACTGCGGCCACGAGTCGCCGGACAACGACGCGACCCGCGCGAACTGGGCGAAGACGGGCCGGTACGTGCCCGAGAATCCGAAGGCTCCGCGCGAGTTCCGGTCGTTTCGCATCGAGGCGCTCGTCACGCGGCCGATGCGCCTGCTGGTCGAGGAATGGGCGCAGGCCGAGAACACGTGGGTTCGCACCGGGGACGAGCAGGCGAAGATAGAGTTTCGCACGAAGCGCGAGGCGCGGCCGTGGATCGTCGAGAAGAAGTCGGTCAACTTGCTGATCAAGGACTCCGGCTACAAGCTTGCCGACCACGCCGACGGCCAGCCGATCCCCGACGAGGCGATCCGGTTCCTCGCCATCGACCGGCAGCAGGATCATTTCTGGGCCGAGGTCGGCGCGTTCAGCACGGCGCAGGGCCCGCGGTACCGGCAGCTCTGGTTCGGCCGAATCGACACGCGGGACCAGCTGCGGCAACTCCAGCAGCGGTTCAAGGTGGCCGACGCCTGCACGGCGCAAGATCGCGGCTATCGCCCGGCGGATGTTGATCGCGACTGCGCGGAGTTTGGCTGGAGGTCGATGCGCGGCTACGGGCGCCGCACGTGGACGATGCGGGACGAGGCCAGCGGGCAGATGATCAACTTCCCGTTTAGCGATCCGCAAGTGTCCGACTACCGCGGCGGAGACGTTTACTTTTACAACTGGTCCGGCGACTACTTCAAAGACCTTCTGGCCGCGGCGCTCGAGGGCAAGGGCGATCTCAAGTGGGAGATGCCGTCCGACGTAAACCCGCTTTACGTGGAGCACCTAAAAGGCGAGCACAAGGTCGAGGTCCGCACTGGCGTCTGGGAGTGGCGCGAGGTTAGGAGCAACGCGCCCAATCACGGCCTCGATACAAGCGCGATGCTGCTTTGTATGGCGACCATCGCGGGCGTGATCCGGTACGCGCCGTCAAAGCCGTAGCAGGGCAGGCCGTCAAAACGCATTTGACGGGGGCCGCCCTTTTATGGCGGCGGACAATCCTTTCCTCGACGTTGACGCGGCGACCCTTGGCGTGCTGAAGACCAAGGTGCTGGACGCGATCCAAGCGTGCTTGCTGAATACGTCGTATTCGCTCAACGGCAAGTCGGTCACCCGAGCCGATCTGAACACGCTCAACCGGATGCTCGGCGACATCGTGGACGCGATCGAATACCAGAACGGCAACACGACCGACACGACGTTTGTCAGCTTCAACGGCAACTGATAATGCACACCTTCGACCCGGCAAAAGTCATCTCGCAGCGTCCGTGGTTCGAGCGCGCGCTCGAGGTCGTCGCGCCGGGCACCGCGCTCCGGCGGATGCAGGCTCGGGTCGAGGCCGCGCTGTTCTCGTACAACGCCGCGCAGACTAACCGGCTTTATGCGCCGCAGCAGTACGGCCAGCCGAGCGAGTCGTCGATGACGGTCCGCGAGCGGATCGTGATGATGTGGGAGGCGCGCAACCTCGTCGAAAACTCGCCGGAGGTTAAGGAGGTCTCGCGCAAGTTCGGCAACTATCTCACTCCGACCGAGTACTCCCCGAGCACGGGCGACCGCGATTACAACCGCGTGGTCTCGGAGTACTTCCACGATTGGTGCAAGACCGCCGACGCCACCGGGCGCAACTCGTTCCGCAAGATGGTGCAGGTCGCCGCGGAGAACCGGCCCGTTGATGGCGACTGCGGCTTCGTGATTCGCCGCGTGGGCGAGGGGCTCAAGGTTCAGCTGATCCCGGCAACTCGCATCGGCAACCCCAACGATCAAGGCGGCAACTCGGAGAATTACTTCGAGGGCGTTATCGTTGACGACTTCGGCGTGCCTGTCGCCTACCGGATTTACCGCGTGACGCGGGAGGGCGTGTACTTCGGCGCCGAGGACGTTCCCGCGGGCAACTTCGCGCACTACTACGACCCGTTTCGCGTCGATCAGTATCGCGGCGTGACCGACTTTCACGCGGCGATCCAAACCGCGCGGATGCTGCACGAGATCCTGCAAGCCGAGAAGGCGGGCGTCCGCTTCGCCAGTCAGCAGGCCGCGCTGGTCTTCACCGACCGCGGCACGGCCAACTCCCGCAACCTCTTCACGCCGTCGCCTGCGAACACGCTGCCGAACGGGCAGGTGCAGAAGAACGAACTGAGCGAGGTCGGGATGATCAAGTACCTCGGCCAAGCGGACCGAGTGGAGACGATGCCCGCGCGGCCTTCAACGGCCTTTACTGGCTTCGTCGAGCATCTGATGCACGAGCTCTCAATCGCGGTCGGCATCCCGCAGGGCGTGCTTTTCGGAACCCAAAATTACAAGGGGCCAAGCGTGCGCGCGGAGTTTGCCGCGGCGGATCGCGTCTTCGCCCGGCATCAGGGCGTGCTGACTGACAAGGTGCTCGACCCGATCAAGAACGCGGTGATCCTCGACGGCATCGCTCGCGGCGAGATCCCGGCTCCCGCGACGCAGGACGGCGAAACGCCCGTGCAGGCGCTGAAGCGCGCGACCCGCGGCGAGTGGCGCTTCCCGCCCAAGCTCTCCATCGACGTTGGCCGAGACTCCGCGGCCAATCTCAACGAGAACCGGCAGGGCGCGAAGTCGCTGCAGGAGATCGCGGCCGAGCAGGGTACCGACGCCTTCACGCGCTTGGATCAGATCGCGGCTGAGGCCGCGTATGTGGGCGAGCTCGCGGAGAAGTACGGCATCCCCGAGACCTCGATCCGTATGGTGACGCAGCAGCTACCCGCGAATCCCTCGATGGCCGCGGCGCTGGGCACCAACGTCACCGAGGACGCGGTCGATGCGGTCAACGCGACGACCGGCAAGGGACCGGAGGCGCCTCCCGAGGACTCAGAACCCGATCAGCCTCCGACTCCTTCCGAGCTTGCGCGGTTCGCCGCCATCGACCTAACGCCCACCGACGCGATGGCCGAGGAAGCGCGGCGCGGGCTTGAGTGGCGCGAGAAGCACAACCGCGGCGGCACGGCCGTGGGCGTTGCTCGCGCTCGCGACATCTCCAACAAGAAGTCGCTTTCTCCTGACACCGTGCGCCGGATGGTCTCTTACTTCGCGCGGCACGAGGTCGACAAGAAGGGCGAGGGATTTTCCCCGGGCGAGGACGGTTTCCCTTCCGCCGGTCGCATCGCGTGGGCGCTCTGGGGCGGCGACGCCGGGGCCAGCTGGGCGCGCGCGAAGTCCGCGCAGATGGACCGCGAGGAGATGAGCCGCCCGGCTACCGTGCGCGAGGCGCTCGAGGCTGGACGCAATCGCGCGAAGAAGCCGCTCGAGAAGCTAGCCGAGAAGGCGACCAAGCTTTCCGCCGTGCGCGAGAAGCTCGGCCAGAACGCGAGATCCGAGGCGCAGATCGAGCAGGCGCTGAAGCGCATCGGGTTTGAGCCGAAGCCCGTTCCGGCTCCGCTGCCGCAAGTCACGCTGTCCGACGCCCGCCGGATGCTCTCGGAGAAGACCGACGCCGAGGGCAAGTTAAGCGCGCTCATCGCTAACGTCTCCGAGCGTCGCGCCAAGCTCAACGCCTCCCGCACCTCTTGACTATGCACAGCGTCCTCGACGCCATCATCGCGAGCAACGAGCAACTCGGCCAGCGGACGGAGCAGTTCGCGCAACTGCTGGTCGAGCA